TGTTTCATTTTTCTTTAATAATTCGGAAGTCTTTAAAAAAGAATGTCATGCTCATCATCTACATTATGATATCTATTTTCCATTAAATTTTCTTTTTGTTTTTCAGCTTGTCGTGTAAGCTTTCTAATTTTATCAAAAACTCCATCATTACCCATTTTTGTTCCGAATATAAATTCATTTACTTCCTTATTATGTTTTTTATCGGCATTATCAAACTTTGTTGTGGCTATATTAATCATTGTTTCTGGGTCTGGAACCACAATAAAATTTGTTTCTTTATGAATATCAGTTATAATATGTAATATATCTTCTATCAACATGTCTTTTGTATAAGGTTCGTCCCCGTTTTCAATATCTTCTTTGTAAGTAATAAATGGCAATTCATCTACAAGATCCAAAAAATGATTTAAATATTCGTCTGCTTCTTCATCATCGTCATCATCGTCGTCATCGTCATCGTCGTCATTCTTCATTGTTGTATTATTCAAAGATTTTTTTAAATTTGATTTCTTCTTCTTTGGTGATTTCTTCTTCTTTGGTGATTTCTTCTTCTTTGGTGATTTTTTAACAATTTTTTTAACACATCTGTTTGTTTTTGGATTAATTTCTTGACCTTCCTTGCATTGTTTTTGTTTGTCCATTACTTTTTTAAACTTTTTCGTTGATTTTTGTTTTTTATTTTGTAAATAAAATGCCGGTTCTGAAAAACGCCTATTATCAGTGAACAAAGGAGATGTTTTACGTAATGGTGCCGAAAAATAATTATTTTTTTTGGGTGACTTTGATTTAACCTTTAGCGATTTCTTCTTTATTGATTTCTTTTTAACACATCTATTAGTTTTGGGATTAATTTCTTGACCTTCCTTACATTTTTTGTCCATTACTTTTTTAATTTTTTTAGACTTCACTGATTTCTTTACAGGAGATTTCTTTTTATAAACGCATCTATTGGTGTTCGGATTTCTTTGCTTACCTTCTTTACATGGTTTATCTATTGCCTTTCTAACTTTGACTTTTGGTGATTTCATTTTTTTATTTAAAAACAAATTTAAAAAAAATGATTTTTAAATTTAAATTCAAATTTAAAAAATCATCTGAAATGGAAATTTCAAACCATATCAAAAATACGTCTGTTAATGAAATGGTTTACAAGCTTCACAACCCATCGATTATAGATTCTAAATTACAACCAAATGAAAACATAATATATTGTTTATATAGTGATGGAACTATTACTCGACAAAAAGGTGGATGGGCTTATGGAAAGCGCTCAGTTACAGATATAATGTCTAAAATATTAAAACCAAATACTTTTTTTACTTTTCCGTTGAAAGGAGAGTATGAAGGTGACACATATGCTATTTTATCATATGATGATTGTGTTAAAATAAGAAATATTATGACAAATTTCAAGACTTTCTTCTAATAGGTAATTGAATTGGTAATTGAGGAGGTTTTTCGTAGAATTCCTGTTTTACGCTATGAGCATGTTGAAATCCCTCAGACTGTGTTTGATTTTGAACCTGAGGCATTGATGACGGAGGTGGTGGAGGCGGTGCTTGATATTGAAATTGAGGTTGTAGTTGAGGAGGTAAAGGCGGTGTTGATGCCGGATTTGAATCTGACTTAATTGTTTGCGGAATAGAAGGGGTATTTGAATTAATCAATTCTATAATTTTATTTTCAACTAATGTTATATCAGCACCTGAAATAATTGATTCTAATTGACCATATAAAAAGAATTGAAAAGATGGAACAACCTGAATATTGGGGGATAATTTAAGATCGACATTTTCCTTTGCAAGAATACAAATACCAGGTATATTATATTTTGTAAATAATTTAGAAAAAAGTGGTGAAACAATTTTACATGGACCACACCAGTCTGCATAAACATCAACTACACAAACTTTATAGTTTTGTATTAAATGCATTTTATCTTCAATTTTTAATATTGTTGGAATAACCACTTCAGATTCAGATTTTTTTTCACCAAAAGTTGACAATTTTTTATATTGAGACATTATTTTTATTTAGTAGTTTTCGTTTTAATCTTTAAATATATTTAATTTAAATATATTTCTTATTTTCTTATCACCGAGTCTCTATTCCAGTCGAGGAGTCTGTTGAGTAGGCTCTAATCTAGGAGTTTTCAATTTAGGAATTTCCACTCGAGGATTTTCCACTTGAGGATTACTATTTTCAGTTGATGATGAAGTAGACATGCAATGAAAAATTAAATAATATCCTAAAAAAAGAAATACTAAAACTGCTAAAATTGTAATAAAATACGATTTGTAAGATGAATTATTACTTTTTTTAGATTTAGATTTTTTTCCACCGCAACAATATTCTTCTTTTTTATTTGTAGGTTGAATTGCATTTTGAGCAACATCTATATCGTCGAATTTTTCTTTATTTTTCTTCTTTTTTGTTTGTGTTTGACCTCCTTCACCTTCTTTCTCGTCATCAGTTTCGTCATCAGGTTTAGGACCTCCAGCTTTTTCCTCTCTTTCATCATTTAGTTTCACTTGAGTTTTTAAAGTTTCAATATCAACTTTTTGGTTGAAATTGTCATTAAAAAATTTCACAGTAAATTCTGCAGGTGTCAAAGTTTGCCCTTTAGTAGGGTAAATTTTATTTAAAAATAATACATCATATGGCGAAAATTGTAAATTTTGGCTAGCTCCTTTACCACAACAATTCCCTTTATCATCATTAACCAATGTTGATGAAAAAAAATATAACATGATAGATTTAGGGTCATATTCAGAGCCATTTATTTGATCTTTTTCATATTTTTTCAAAATATTTGCCTCAGTTATTTTTTTATTCCATTTTTGGGTTTCGGAGTAGTACTCGTAAACTCGATCGACGTTCCAATTTATTGGTTTACCCAAAGGGTTTTGATGTTCATGGGTCATCGCTAGCGTGTGGCAAAATTCGTGTAAAACAGTCGGAACGTCAAACCAACCAAAATTCATAGTTGCTTTATCTTTATTTTTTTGGATATCTCTTTTCAGAATATCTTTGCCTAATAATGACCAAGCACCCCCCATTTCATCAAATGAAATTCTTATATCAGCCACATTCGGGTTCCATAACTTTTTGTTTTCTTCATCCTCGTAAAAGCTGAATTTAATATTAACTATAGGTTGAAGTCTTTTCGTAATTATATGAATTATACCTGGAATTATATCCATACTATCAACTTCTAATTGCAATGGATCAACTGGGATAGACACCCCATTTTCATCGACAGAGGAAGTCATTTCACCAGAGTCAGTTCGCACCAAATCATCAGGTGGCTGTTGTAAAAATGCACATTTCAAAATTGTATGAGACCTTAAAATCTTTCCTTTCAAAAATGCTGCCCTCATAGAAGGTGCGTCAAATTTTGAACTAGAGACTACTTCATTATTATTTTCTTGGGGTTTTGGTATTGGGTCCGCACTAAGTTCCGCGCAAGTTTTAATACTCGCGATCTGCTTATCAGTTAATGATCTAGACATTTCTTGTTATTTTATTATTCTTAATTTTTTTTTATATTTTTTTTTTTAAAAGCTGTGATATTTCAAAAATATTTTTACAAAGCTAAGTCACAAATATTACCATTTTCACTTGAACTATTTCCAGCATTTATAATATTTTGTATTATTCTGATGAAAAAAGTTATTTCCTCTTCTTCCGGAAGTATAAAATATTCATGATTCGCATAGTCTCTGTATTTTGCTAAGCAAGAATGAACAAATGTTTCAGTGCAATCCATCATATTCTCAGAATTACAATCCATATAAAATACATATTCAGTTGGTTCTAGGCGATTATAGGAAGCCAATGTTTTTTCGAGAGTTTTAGTTTTACCTATTTTATATCGATAATTTATTTTTGTTGAATCAGTTTGCGCTATATAAATATAGAATCCAGATGCAAATTTTTCTCTCTCCATTCTACAAACTACTTTTTTCTGAAGTTTTTTATTTTCAATTAGCTGTTTTGAAAAAGCATTTTGAAGTTTCAGTAACTCCGATTCATTTTTCTTCTGTTGAATATCAACTTTTCCAGTGTAAATAATTTCTCTTATCCATTTAGAAACTTGAATAGAAAACTCGGGTGAAATCCACATTGCAAGATGAATAGCTAAATCTTGATGAATCCAAGACCCTTGTAATTTAGCTTCACCACCTTGAATTATATCCATGAAATTCGTTGCCGGGATCCCGGTAACGTTTTCTTGATCCTGTTTCAAGTCTTCAATTAATTTTTTAGTAGATTCTAAGCTAGACCAATGATTGAATTTTTTTCCTCCGGCTTTACATAACTGAGTCGCATTAATAAAACCATCTTCAGGACGAGCTGTAATAATCATATCATTTAATATAAGTTTGTATTTACTAGTATCAATTATGTAGTCAACTTTTTCTTCCTCAAAAAACTTCAGTTTCATTAGATCGGTTTTAAGTGTTTCGTCTATTTCACAAGCATCCTCTAGATACTTTCGCATAGTAGGACAAGTTTTGCTCACATTATTTAACCAAATAACGATTTCTTCGTTAATTTTAAAAGTTCTGCTATAAACTAAAGCTAAATAAGGATGAATTAAAGTAATATTTGAACCGACTAATATTTTTTGTACTAAATCAATATCACACTTTAGTTTTGCTTTAATAGAGTCAATTTTTTCTTTATTATCGCTTATCCATGAAAATATTCCTTTTTTACCTAATGATTTACCTAATGATGTGCCGTTAACAAAGCATGATTCTTTATGAATATATATTTCCGTATCATTTTTGAATAAAGACCATAATGTTTCGAAAACTTCATTCATTTGTTCTTGTCTTTTTAATTCTTTCGCATCAATACTGCATAAATCACATCCGTGCTGTCCTCTAAGATGCGCCGATGCTAGTTGTATGAATTCTTTATTATGTTGTTTGCATTTAACGGATATTTTGTCTCTATTTGTATTATAATTAGTTTTACTATAGTCAAATCTATCTACCCCCCAATAATTTTTGCATTTTTCAATAAAATCATCATGACTACAAGATTTCTTTTCACCACGTATTTCTATTGCACATTCTGGACAATTAGATTTATTTGTTATATGTGCGTATGGTTTCATTTTAAAATCACCGTGTTTTTTACATACAATAATTATATATTGTTTAGATGAGACATAAATTACTTTACTATAATCATAAAGATCTCCGAATATTTCATTTGCTTTTTTTTTAAATTCTTCTGAATATTTTCGCTGTTTTGCAAGGTTTGTATTTTCAATACCACAAGCTGTACAACCTGCACCACTTAAATGATTGCCTACTGCTTGTTCAAAAATACCATGATTTTTACAAATAATATTAACCTTAGACCCAAAATTTACAATGTCATCTTTAGTTATCATAGAATAGTCGTATATGTTTTCGTGTTTATCTTTCGAATTAGAAATAAAGTCTTCAAATGTTGTACTTTTCATTATATATATATAAAACGTTTGTCTTTAAATATGATATATAAACATTTTATAAATGACACAAAACATTATCTATATGGAAAAATAAAAAGTTTCCTTTATGTTATATATAAGATTCGATTCAACTTCGTTAAAACAACTATGGGATAAGAATAAATTAATTTTTTCTGGTAATTTCTATTTCATTTTTAGATTGTAAAGATTTTTTTTTGTATTTAATTTATAAACTTTATCCAAATATAAATAAATAATATAATAAATAAT